TCTTTATCAATCTCTATCTTCATCAGATTCGTCTTTCTTTATATTAACTGTTCTTCTACTAGAAATCCATGCTTTAGGAATATGTATCCTAGCATTAGCATGTGGATCAGCCCATGTAGATCCTATGCATATGGCTTCTTTATTTTCTGATATTAAAAATCCAGCAGTAATTACTTTAGCTAATTCAGGAGGTTCTATTTCTCCCCAATCTGCATCACATTGAGCATCTTTCCACTCAACAACAGTTATACTATTCGTATTAATTTTAGGTACAGGTTTTTTATTCACTAGGTATCTCCACAGGTTCTATAGTTTCAGCAGGTATTCTAAAAAATTTCTCACCTTTCCATACATACTTATTAGGCACTTCAACAAGAGGAGTCTCAGCCAACGTTTCACCTTCAATAAGATATCCATAGGTTTGATCAGCATTAAGGACGAGAAAACAGATCGGAAGATTGTACTTGTCTTTGTTAAGAAACTTAGCTTTTCTCCCTGGTATTTGGATTTGAGGATACTGGAAATCTTTTCCTTTCCAGGGTCTTTTGATTTCGACTTCACAATAAAAATCTCCATTAGAATATTCATCACCACCGACAGGTGTAACTATTAAGTCAGGGCCATATCTATCTGTATTATCTATTACATGATAGCCCTTGGCTTTCCAATATCTTTTACCTGCATCTCTTGCTAGTTTATCAAACTTTTCAAATAGTTCTCTATCGAATCTTTTAAACATGTATTATCCCTCACAAGCAACACATTCTACTGCATCTTTTAAAGCATCTCTTGGAATCTGAGTGCCTACTTTATCTGCTTGGTTTGCTGCACTAGTTCTTAAATAATACAGACCCTTTAAGTTAGCTTTCCAAGCTCTTACATGTACAGAATTAACATAACTTTTATCACTACCAGCAGGAAAGAATAAATTAACTGACTGTCCTTGGCATATAAATGTTTGTCTATCTGCTGCATGTTCTACAATCCATTCCTGATCTAATTCAAATGCTGTTTTAAATATAGATCTTTCATATGGATTTAAGAATACACAATGTTGTACAGAACCCTCATTACTTATAATAGACTTCCACATTTCATCTGTATTTTTATGATACTTTAATAATACTTTTTCTAAATATTTATTTTTAATTAAATGTGATCCTGCTCTAGTCCTATGAACATAAGCATTAGACTTAACAGGTTCAATACTAGGTGTACAACCACATATAATAGAGCTATTGGCATTAGGTGCAACAGCTAACAAGTGTGCATTACGTTTACCTGAACCTTGCATATCTGATGGCTCACCTTTTTCTTTAGCTAACAATCGGCTCTCTTCAAGAGCTTCCATTTTAATAGTTCTAAAGATACGTTTGTTAAGACCTTTTGCAATAGGACTCTCAAAAGGTATATTCATTTTTTGTAAGTAGCCATGAAATCCCATAGCACCTAGTCCTAAAGATCGTTCAGCTATTGCACTACGTTTAGCTTTATCTAAATCTTCAGGTGCATTATCAATAAACTTTTGTAATACATTATCTAAGAATCTAGTTAAGTCTTTAATCATAGTGGTGTCTTTCCACTCATCATACATTTCTAAATTAACACTAGACAAACAACATACAGCAGTACGTTCTTCATTAGTAGCTAAATGTATTTCATTACATAAATTACTACCATGTATTTTTAAACCTAACATCTTTTGTTCTTCAGGTAAATGTTTATTAGCTGTATCAATAAAGTTTATATAAGGTGAGCCTGTTCTAAACCTAGCTTCTAATATACGTTGCCATAAATCTCTAGCTCTAATAGTATCTCTTACATAGTCTATACTATTTAAGTCAGGATCTTTTAACTCCCACATACCATCAGTTTCTACAGCTTTCATAAACTTATCTGTTACATTAACAGCATTAAATAAATTAAAACATTTACGATTAGCATCACCGCCTGTAGGTAATTTAAAATTAATAAACTCTACAATGTCAGGATGAGATACATCCATGTATGCTGCATAGCTACCTTTCCTAGTTTTACCTTGTTTGTATGCTGTCATTTGTGAGTCAACAACTTTTAGAAAAGGAATAGGGCCAGGGGATTTATCACCGACTGCCCTCACATCAGACCAGTGACCCCCAACCCCACCACCTTTAACAGATAACCATGCAACCTCAGAATTATGTGAGATTAAATCTTGTAATGTATCACCTACATAAGTTAAGAAACAAGATATAGGTAAAGCTTTCCACTTTTTACCTATGTTAGGTGCATTACTAAGGACAGGACTAGCAAACATAAACCATCTCTTACTAGCATAATCATATATACGTTGTGCAAATTTTAAGTCACCTTCACAATATGCAACAGATGCTCTAGCAAAAGCTTCTTGAGGAGATGTCTCATGCTTAAGCATATAGTAATCTCTCAGTAGTTCTTTAGCTTGATCTGATAAATCTATATCTCTAGTGTAACAAATGTTAATACCACTATAACTTATAGTATCCATTACCAATTTTTCCCTTTAGTTTTTTTTAGTAGCTCAATCATTTTATTTAAGTACCATAAACATTTCTCAGCATTTTCTAAGGCACTTCCTTTATGCCACATTCTTATTAAATACTTGATACAGTTTCCTTGACAATATGATATTGCTTCGTAGTCACCTAATGTATCTACAATTACATCTATAGTTTCATACTTGCCTTTATTATAATGAGGAGGGTGATTAACTACATCAACATTATATATACTTCCTTTTTCTTTTTTCCAAAACTCATCATTTTGTTTCTCCCAATTATACAAATCATCTTTTAATTGACTCAATGTATATCTCCCTCAGTCTTTGTCCAAGTAGATAGTTTTATTACATTGTCAGGAGTATCTTCATATTCTGAAAACCCTTCTTCTTTTGCTATTTCATCCATCTTGTCTGAAACTCTTTTAGCAAAATCTGAATCTGTATTTAAAAGATGAAAGCATGTAACTAAAGCATACAATACATCTCTCAATTGTTCTGTATCTTCTTCTTCTAATTTCTTTGAAGGCATTATCACAGCAGATAAGTCAACTGTGCTATTCCATTTCTTGTTAGTAAACTTAGGTTTTAATATCAAGGCTAAGTCATCTTCCCCTATAGGGTTTTTAATATCTGTTTCAAAGTCAATCATTTTTTTTCTCCTGGAAAGGGTATGAAAGTTAGTATTTTTTCTGATGATCCGTCTTCATCAATCCACTCACTAGGTATTAGTTTTAAATGGTACAGAAATCCGTACCTATTACACCAATCCGCATAAGTAGTTTTACTTTTCTTACTGAGTTTTCTTTTTATAGATTCAAAAACAAATCGTATATCTAGGTCAGGGTGTTGTTTCTTAATCAATAAATGTTTACGTCTATCTTGTGCTGTAAATAAACCCTTGCTTTCTATTATTATTCCATTAGGTAATAAAAAGTCAGGGGTATATTTTCTGTATGATAAATCTTCCCACTCAATCTTTAATGGTTCATACTTAGCAACAACACCTTTGCTCTGTAAATCTTTTTGTACCTTAAATTCTAGTCCACTTCTATAGCCGTGTCTCTTAGAAGCTGCAAAGGATTTAGCATTAAACACTTCGGATCTCTGTATAACAAACCATTGGAGGCACTTCTGCTTTAGAAACTAGTGATGGTCTTTCCTGTAGGTTAGGCCAACAAGCATGTTTGTAATTGCAGAATGAACATTCAATACCTAGCTTTCGGTTGCCTGATGGTTTTTTTCGGTAGGTTTCTTCAACGTCCTGATAGCATCTCCGAAATCTATTTTCTTCAAGTTCTTCAGTTAGAGCTTTGGTTTTTTTAACACAGGTATCTGTGTCTATGTTAGAGGCGGCAACATATTTAAAATTACCATTAGCTTTATTGATAACCCACCAACCACCAGGCTTTGTCTTTGTAGCTAAAGAATACCCTGCTAATTGAGATACATATCCAAAGGAATCGTGTTCAGCAAGAGTGTTGTAGTCCTTAAATTTATTTTCATAAGACCAAGGACTAGCAGATTTTATATCATCTACAGCATCATTTGTAATGAGATCAGGAGTACCATCAATAGACTTACCATTGTCTAATTTAAGAGTAACCTTCTCCCCATTTTTGTACTCAACACCTGCTTGTTTCAATATGCCCTTGAATACAGCTTCAACTATGTCACCCATCATCATGGTCATAATAAAACTAGCTGATGGTTTACTAGCAGCTTCAGGTTTGTTTTTATCAAACCATAATTGACAGTAGCTCCTACCAATATTTGACATTCTTAATGTAAATTGATTGGATCGTTTATCAACAAACTGTTTTGTTAAAGCATCACGAACATCATTAGTAATTTGATCTATAACTTCAGCAGACATAACAGAGTCTTCTGATTTAAGACTACTAAGATATTTGTGTATCTTTATTTCGGCAGGATGATTCACTAAGCAGCTTCTTCTATATCCACAAACTCATCTACTACTTCCTTAGTTTCAGCATCACCTTTATCTTTAAGTGCATCCGTGTGAGCAGTTTTTATATAAGTGTTGTAGTTCTTAATCCACTCATTAAAGTTTATAAAAGTCTTTTCATCTTTTTCTTCAAGTGTTGACTCAACAGGATTTAACTGTACTGTAGGAAGATAGTACTTAGCACCTGTGGGAATAGTTTTTTCTTCTGTATCTAACTCGATAGTATGTTGTGGAAGAATGTGATTCTTTTTAGCCATCTGTGAGATAGGTGCAGCAAAAGTTTTAAATGCATCTCTATTATCTACTTCCCAAATAAAAGGTATTGAAGAAAAATCTTCTTTGACTTTATCTATTTCATTGCCTGTTTCATCAACAGGATTATGTAAAGTAACCTCACCAAATAAAACTCTTACACGTTTGATTGACTTCAAAAGATTCTTAGTTTCATCAGGCAAACTCTTGTAGTCTTCTATCCAACCACTAGACTTTCCACAGTTAACACCACCTGTATTATCTATAAGATCTGATTTTAAATCATTAGCCATAATTGTTTTTACAAACATACCTCCGTCATCTTTAGTGACGTATCTTTTATACATAAATTTCTGTTGAAACAACCTGATAGTGGCAGTATTAGAATATATTTTCCTATCATCTTCAGGCATCTGTAAAACATAAGAACCAGCATCTACTACTTCTACACGTTTAACTTTACCTTTGACAGTTGTTTCCCCCATCACTCCTGTATGGTTGATCTTTAATCTTGCCAATGTAGAGCCACTCTTTTTCTTCTCCATATCAGCACCCATGCCCATTGCTTCAGCAAGTTGATTAAAATTGTTTGTATCTTTAAAGTTTACTAAATCAGACATAATATTTATTTCCTTATTAAAGTTTATATATCTACTTGTTCTAACCAATTGTTACCTATTTTTGCATCTAACAACAATGGCACGTTAAAGTCTATGCCATATTTAGTTTCTAACAAACTAACTAAATTCTTTTCTACATCTTTAATTATGTCATACACCTGAGTAACTTCATCAGGATGTATGTCTATAACTATTGAATCATGTACTGAGTTTACCACAACACTACTTAACTTATGCAACCTATTGTAAATTTCAACTAAAACTAATGGAACAATGTCGGCTGTGGCAAACGATTGTACAGGATAATTCTTTAACTGTGTAAAATTTGTTACTGTTCCATCCCTTCTACGTTTTGTATCAGGAAAAGAAAACTCTCTACCACTTGGAGTTTTTATGTAGCCATAGCTAACAGCTTGAGTAGCTAGTTTCTTATGCCACTTACCAATGCCTTGATATTTCTCTAGGAAATGTTCATAGTATCTAGCTTCAGCTTTAGTCCTACCATACCCTGATGCTCCATATAAAGGTGCAAATGTATGTGCTTTAGCTACTTGCCTAGTAGTAGGTTGTCCTGCATCACTAATAACTTTGGCAGTATAAGAATGTACATCAAACCCCTCAGTCACTTCTTTAATAGCTATAGGGTCTTGGCTTAGAAAAGCTGCCACTCTAAATTCTAATTGTGCAAAATCAGCTTCCATAATCTTGCCACCCTTAAACCTAGAGATAAATACTTTCTTAACAGGAAAGGTTGAACCCCTTGGCATGTTCTGCATATTAGGATTAGCACCTGAGAATCTACCTGTAGACGTTACATGCTGATTAAGTCTTACATGTAACCTATCATCATCCTTTATAAAGTTTTCAATACCATCTACAAAGTTAGATAGATAACTTGTTATCGCAGATAATCTTTTTAGTTGTCCTAAAAATACTTGTGCCTCTTCCATACCTTTATTAGATGCAACTCTTTCTAGTATTTCTAGGTTACCTTTAGATGTAGAGAACCCATTAGCTGATGCCCACTTAACAGATGGTGCTGAGAATTTTAGTCCTGCAATATCTTTTGACTCTTGATAGTTAAAACCACCTAGACAAGCACCACACTTAGATGACTTCTTATAAGGTGAACCATCTTTCTTCTTCTTATATACATATCCTTTGCCTTTGCACACAGGACATTGAACAGCTTTGGTTTTATACAAAGTCTTAAAGTTAAACTTAACTAGATTTTTAAAAGCAGGTACAGGTAAGTTAGGTTGTATAGTGTCAGCCCATCTCTTTTTATCTATAGGTTTCCTACTAAATAAAACCCATGACAATTGTTCAGGGCTACCAAGATTGACAGGTGTATCCCCCATCAAGTACCTAGTGTACTTATTAAGTTTCTTTTCTAAGTCTAACTTCTCTTCCTCAAACTCTTTTCGTACCTCACTAAGTTTAGTCCTGTCTATTTTAAAACCTGATTGATACATCCTAGCAAGGACTACAGATACCTCATTAGTTATTTCAATCGTCTTAGACAAACCCTTATCCTCGACTCCCTGCAATCTATTTTGTATCTTCTCGTATACCTCCTTGGTCGCACCGATATCATGTCGGAGGTAGGTTTCGAGTTCGAGTCTTGGGATTTCTCTTGTACTATATCCTCTTTTAAAATAGTCTTTGAGTGTGTCTTCTTTTTGGATTTCACATTCATACCTTTCTGCAACTTTACCCAACCCTAGTCTATCAGTTATGCCACGTTGTAATACATACTCAGCTAACATAGTGTCAAATACTTTACCCTCATATTTAAACCCACTCTCCCACAACCATAATAGATCGTGGGATATGTTGTGTCCTATAAGTAATGTTGTCTTATCTAAATAATCCTGAACAGCATACCTATTAGATATAAGATCATCATTTCTAGTAGTATCCATGTGGTCGAAAATATAAGTGGATGGATTTTTAGCAGCCAATGACTGAACACCAACCATAACCAAAGAATTACCCCTCTCGAATGGGTCAAGGTGTAACTTATTGTTTTTAGTTGTTGTTGTATTTTCAACATCAAGTACTAGTTCCATTTTTCTTTTCTCCTAAATTTGTACCCATTGTTGTGGCAAACTTTTGTCTTGAAGCATTAGCACTACCTACATATCTTACCTTGCTCCTAGCATCAATACCATTTATTCTCTCACCTAACCATCTGATAACAGGCACAGCCATGCTATTGCCTAGTGCTTTGTACCTGTGTCCGTCAGGTGTATGAGGTCTATTGTTATAAGGTATCTCAGTATATCCACATGGAAACCCTTGTAGTCTTTCACATTCTACAGGTGTCAGTCTTCTAATTACAGACTTAGGGGCTACTAATGGTATATGTCCTCCACCTGAACCCATAGCATTAGTTAAAGTTGGAGCTACTCCATCTCCAACTGCAGCATTGGGATGTTGACCACCTAAAATAGGTTCTTTGTGATGAATTAATTGTTTATCATTCGTAGCTGTGAGAGTAGGTGCTTTACCTGTGGAATCATAAACACGTTGGCTAGATTCAAATACACCATCCTTGTATTCAAACTCCATAATCTGATCATCAAATGTATCATCTTTAATATCTAAACATTTTTTTAGATCGAACCAAACATCATCTGAAGGTATAGCAAAGCTAGAGTCTGTCCTAAACCAATGCTCAACTTTTGTCACAGGTATAGATAACTCTTCAGCTATTTGTTTGTTGGTTTTTTTGCTGTTGGATTTACAAGTTCTCAACAATTGTTGTAGATTATCTATATCAACTTTATGTTTACGAACTTTAACTTCCTCAGTTATATCTCCAACTTTTACTAAAGGTGTATTGTTACCACCTGTACCCCATCTAGCAGTTACAGTTGTACAAGTTTCTCCCATGTCTGTAACTCTAGAATCATTAGGATGGGATTCATATACAGTAGGTACAAACTTAGGACAGTCGGCATTTATATGTTGATCTTCTAACCCCAACTTATCGTGATAAGCTACATCAAGTGTGTTACTTATTCTCGCAGGCCACCTGTTGTCTGTAGTAGAGCTTCCTCTAGTTTCTTTGGTAGAGTCTTTCCCCTTTTGTCTGCTCTCCTCAGTATCCCTCGACAGGCTTTCGGACTCAAAGAGTATCTCTGCGGCACTTCTCCAGTCGCCTGAAGAACATCCAACAACAAAGACTCTTTTACGTCTTTGGGGTACTCCGAAGTATTGAGCATCCAAAACTCTGTAGGCGAACCCATACCTGATTTCTTGAACCGCCCTGATGAAGGAACTAAAGTCTTCTCCTTTGTTAGAGGACAAAACTCCAGGGACATTTTCCCAGATGAAATATTTGGGTTTAAAGTGGTCAAGTAATCCAATATAGGTGAGGGCAAGGTTTCCCCTTGGGTCTTCAAGTCCTTTCCTGAGTCCTGAGATACTGAACGATTGGCATGGTGTTCCTCCGATAATAAGGTCAACTGATTCATTTATGTTCCACTCCTTGTAGTTAGTCATGTCACCTAAGTTAGGCACGTTTGGGTAATGGTGTTGCAGAACAGCAGACGGAAACTTATCTACCTCAGAAAAACCTAGAGGATTCCACCCTAGTTTATTCCAAGCTACAGTAGCCGCCTCTATTCCAGAACATACTGATATGTAGTTCATGATGAATATACTCCTGTATGAAAGTCAAACTCACAATTAACAATCCTATGAACTCCTGATATTTTATTCTTGACAATGTTTAGATACCTTAGTCCATCATCTTCAGTCTGATCGTTCATAGGGGGATTCCTAGCAATAAGAATCATAAGATCCGACTCTCCTGCTAGACCTGTTTTACTACCCTCAATCATAGCTTGGGATAAAACAATCTTACCCTCTGCCTCTGCTGATAACTGAGTGCAGTAAACAACTAAACAGCCATACATCTTACCTATATTCCTAGCATAAATTGCATTGGCTTTTAGTGCTTCATGGTTATTAGTGTTAGCTCCCTCTTCAGAAAACTTACTACCAATATCCATGACAACTATGTCAGGCTTGTAACTTTTTATTACTGCCTCTGCCCAACTCATAGGCTTACCTGTGGCATCTAAGAATTTTAAATTATCCCTGACAGGATCATACAATCTATGAGCCTCATTCTTGTCCTTGATAATTTGTTTCATAGTCATACCTGTACAGGCTGTCATATATCTTGATGCTATTCTCTCAGGCTTTTCCTCATTGCATAGGATAAGAATCCTAGCACCCTGACTAGCCCAACCATTTGGACTAGCACAAAGAGTCGCATGGAAACTAGACTTACCTACATTTGATCTAGCACCTATGACAAACAGCATCCCATTGTCAAGTCCATTGACACCCTGAAACAAAGAGGGGATGTTGAACTGCCACTTGTTACTACTACTAGCACTAGCTATTAAACCCTCAACACTATTGTCCACAAAGTCTGTCTTAACAGAGGGCATAAAATTATCTTGGTAACTCTCAATAATATTTTTCAAAGGTTCAAGTGTTGTCTGATCCCCATTAACATATTGAAATCCTAGATTAGCTACAACCTCTCCCACATACTGCCTGTTTAAATTAGATAGTAAGTCAGTAGCTACATCAATGCCTACGGCTGATGCATTATCTATCTGCTTAAAATATAAATTAAACTGTTGCTTTTGAGATGTAGTTAGTGTTGGATTAGATGTAAAGAATAAACCTTTAACCTCGTCTAGCTGTAGGTCACGTTGATAATCAGACATTGCATTATCAACTACCTGTTTAATCTTTCTTAAATCCTTAGTGAATAAATTACTTGTGCAAAGATTTTTAGTACTCTCATAAAAATCCTTACTTAGCAAACTCTTTAGTAGTGAATGTTCCATTAAATTCCTTTATTGTATTTGTTATAAATGCGATATCCTCTTCTCTCCTATACTTAATATCATCAAGTAATTTTAAAGCTAATGTATGAACTCCATTTGCTCTTAGCATTTTAGTATAAGCAATAGTCTTCTCTGCTGCATCAGGATCAAGTGCAACTATAACTCTTTTAAAACCTCTAAGAGCCTCAATGTGATTTGCATTAAGTGTAGTTCCTAATATAGCCACACCTGTTGCCCCTAAAGT